ACTGTACCTGGACCTACAGGTCCTACAGCAGCTGGTTCTGCTGTACCTGGACCTACAGGAGCTGATTCTACTGTACCTGGACCTACAGGAGCCGATTCTACTGTACCTGGACCTACAGGACCTACAGGAGCTGTTTCTACTGTACCTGGACCTACAGGAGCTGATTCTACTGTACCTGGCCCTACAGGAGCTGATTCTACTGTACCTGGTCCTACAGGACCTACAGGAGCCGATTCTACTGTGCCTGGTCCTACAGGAGCTGATTCTACTGTACCTGGACCTACAGGTCCTACAGGAGCTGATTCTACTGTACCTGGTCCTACAGGAGCTAATTCTACCGTAACAGGACCTACAGGACTTGCAGGACCTACAGGACCTACAGGTACATTAGATATTACAGGAACTAATTACGGTGAATATATTTATTGGAATAGTATTAGTTCTAGATGGGCTGTAGGATCAGAAACAATATCGTTAGGAAAGCTAGCAGGAGAAACGACTCAAGGACTTACTGCAGTAGCTATAGGAAACATGGCTGGCCAAAAGAGTCAAGGAGAATCAGCAGTAGCTATAGGAAATATGGCTGGGCAGACAGGGCAAGGAAATAGTGCAATAGCTATAGGAAATATGGCTGGGCAGACAGGGCAAGGAAATAGTGCAATAGCTATAGGAAACATGGCTGGGCAGTTTCAGATAGGTCCGATAGGTCCAACCGGACCAGGATACAGAGCAATCGCTATAGGAAACATGGCTGGGCAGACTGGTCAAGGTAATTATGCAATAGCTATAGGAAACATGGCTGGTCAGAGTCTGCAAACTGCAAACAGTATTATTTTAAACGCTACTGCAGATCCATTAAATTATACCGATAATTATCCGGCATTTATTGTGCGTCCCATTCGTGAGATTAACCAGGATAATCCACCCGCTAATTTTTACCCATTATATTGGAATGCTAATACCGGTGAAATTATTCATTTAACACCAATAGTTTAAATAAGTATGATCTCAATATTTTGGTTATTTGTAGGGTTTTTGACTGGGTTAACTATATCTGCGGTGTTCACACCTCCGACAAGAGATATACCTCAAGTTCCAACGCCAGATGGTGATAACCTTCTACACACTGATTCAGGATGTGTAAAATTTAAAACAAAAGAAGTTCCATGTGGAGCAGATTCAACCTCTCTTAATTTCATCGCATCTCAACACAAATGAATCCAGTGTCTAAGGACACCTTACCACTACTATCATTCATTATTGGGCTAGGTGTAGCCATTCTTTTATTTCATAAACCGTTTCAAAGCAAATCTGTGTTAGCTCTTCCAGTTCATGAAGTCCATGGAAAAACCGTTAAAGTCAATAATAAATGCTATCAATATCACGCGGAGGATGCTCAATGTGAAATCCTCCCTTCTAGATAAATGGCAGATGGTGCGACTGACTTAAACGATCTACTTGGAAGCGGTCCCGTTCAAAATCCTCAACTTCCGCAGTCAACTACGTTCTCACCAATTGTCACCGGAGGCGTAGATCCCTTTATTTCGCCGATGAACACATCTGCTCAGAAACCCGCAATGAATCTTACAAATCATAATCAGACATTTAACACCGTTCGGTACGCTGTAAAAAATCTGATGGTATATTTTGGCTTTTTTGCGGCGGCTATGATTATTTCTTTAAGCACACCTAGATCTCTAATTCTTCAATATATTCCTAATACTTACACCGCAGGAGGTGTGCCGTCTTACATGGGTGCGGCTATTTTAGCCGGTGTAGCGGTTGCTATTGCATATGTAGTTGGAACTCTATTTGGCTCACTGTTTTGAATAGACTCTGTGGTTAGAATTCCATTGACATAATAGTGAAACGCATTCCAAAAAGTTGAAACTCCTTTAGAATCAAAAGTGTATTCAATAATCTGCTTTTGACTCGGTTTCTTATTTAGAAGTTCTAGAGCCTTCTCCCAATTTACTGTAAAAATACAATCTTCTAGTTCGCTTTCATTTTTATATGTTACAATATAGAGTTTACTCATCCTTGTATATCAAGAGTACATTACCTTTAAAAGACCATACTCCTTCATACACTTTTGCAGAAACTTATGACAGTCGGGACACGGCTTTGAGTTAAGAAGCTCACCCTTCTTGTTAATACGTACGACAATCAGAATACATCCGTGAAGTTGTGAAGTGTCACCAAAACGCTTCACAACTGCCCGTTCTGCATGTAGAGTGTTGTCTGACCATCCGCATCCACGAGACCTAGTGCCTATCTTGTTCTTTGACGACGCCATTAGCTTGTTACGCTTGTAAATCTCTGCGTAGTGCAAATGCACATTGTGTGTTGGCTTGTAGTCCATTGTGGTAATTGGAATCATTTGTTACTATAGAGATTCTTGAGTAAAACGAATACGTTTTCAATCAATTTATTAATAATAAATGGAAGAACTTTGGGAAAAATATAGACGCAATTCAAAAGGTTGGAAATTAGATCCACTAGCATTAGTACATCCTCGCATTGTTGTTGGTTCTGCTAATAATGTTGATTTGCATACTCTTACGGCATATAACATCACACATGTTGTAAACTGTGCTCAGGACTGGGTAACATCAGAATGGTTTAAAAGTGAGTTTCCGGATAGAATTACATGTATCAATGCATTGGATCATAGAGCAGAAGACATTACGAAATGGTATCCATTGTTCGAATCTTCAATGAATAAGTTTCTAAGTGATCCAGAGTGTAAAACAATTTATGTTCATTGTGAATGTGGGATTAATCGCAGTGGATTTCTAACTCTTATTTATATGTGTTTAAAGTTTGGATATAGTATCGAAACAGTTGTAAAAAGTATGCTTATTCAGCGACCATGTATGTTTACTAATACTGAGTATCAAAAACAAGCGATCGAGTATATCAAAAAACATAAGTAATTAATAATGGCAGACCTAGGAGGCAATTCTTTATGGTCTGATATAGAAAATGGTGCATCAAATGTTCAAACTGATCTTTTAGGTCCTTCGTATAGTTATGCTGATTCTATAACAGGTCCATCATCGATGGGGGTTGGGTCAAGTGGTTCATTTGGACAGCTTGGTACAAATGCTAATGCAATTGCATATTACGTAGAGGCATTAATTACTGGAAATCCTCCCCTCGGTAATCAGTACTTTGTAAATACTGGTGGAATGTGTGCTGCACCTAATGGGTCTCTACAGCCGAGATATAATTACATTAACAATATGTCATCCGGAGCTGGTGCATTACCTGCAGCTATTTCAGAACTAGGTTCTGACTTTAATGGGTTGATTCCAGGAGTAGTTGATGATATCGAAGGGTTAAATCCTCTTCATCTTTTTTCAGCTCTTGTAGCCGATTCAAATCCTCCTTGCGTTTGTATGTCTTGTCCTGTAACTGGTTCTGGAAATCAGTCAAGATTTTTAACTACATCTTTAAGTCCAGATGTTGCGGCAAGCCAATGTCAACAGGTAGATCCATCTCAATGTGCGTCTCCACCCGAATCATTCACAAATAAACAAGAACTTGTATCTGTAATTCCAACTATAATTGCAGGACTAGGAGTTTTGTATTTCGTATTTTCAGGTAGATGATTAAGTTTAATTAAATGGACAACATATTTCGTATAAAAAAGTCCAGAGATACAGCTGCAAAGTCTAAGGCTTCTGAAACAATTTCCGGAACTTTAGATTCAATTCATCAGTCGCTAATCACAGAAATGAAAGATATCAATATTGAAGAACTTCAAACTAGAAAAGTAGAAATTGAGAGAGAGCTAGGGGATATGCAAGATATGTATAAGACTACAAAACTACAAGATGAGATTCGTACTATAGATCGCCGCTTAGCACAAGATGATCCACTAAAAGATTACTATGTTCGCAATGCCGATATTATTCTGAAATATTACGGTGGCTCTGACAAGGTTCAAGCTATGGTATCAACACCCGCTGATCAAAATACATTCGTTAAGTACCTAACTCAAACTACTCAAGATACCTCTTCCGTATCAAAAAAAGATCTATATGATGAATTTACTACACGTATGAAAATCAATACAGGTGTGGAAATGACGGAAAAAACTTATACAACTGAACACTGTGATAGATGTAACATCGCACGCGAAGAACTTTCCGAAGAAGGTATACTTGTATGTCCTAAATGCGGCTCTGAGGAATATATGTTAGTAGTTTCTGATTTTCCATCATTCCGTGATCCTCCCAAGGAACGTAATAATTATGCGTATAAAAAGATTAATCATCTTAATGAGATTCTAAATCAATTTCAGGCAAAAGAAAGTACGATTATACCTGACGAAGTAATGCATGAAGTTATATGTGAAATAAAGAAACGACGTATTCAAAATATTGCCGAACTCACAGAAATTGCCATGAGAGAGATTTTAAAGAAGCTCAACAGATCTAAGTATTATGAGCACGCAACCCACATCCTCTCTCGACTCAATGGCAACCCGCCTCCAACTATCACACCGGAGATCGAAGAAAAAATACGAGCTATGTTTCAAGAAATCCAAGCTCCGTTTTTGCTTTATTGTCCTGATGATCGCACCAATTTCTTATCTTATTCATACATTCTATACACATTCTTCGAGCTATTAGATTTGGATGAATATAAAGTGTATTTTCCCTTGCTAAAAAGCCGTGATAGACTAATCGCACATGACCAGATTTGGAAGAAGATTTGTGATTATTTGAAATGGGAGTTTATTCGAAGTGTTTAATCTAAGCAGTCATCAATAGCAGCTTTTGTGTCCTCCTTGAGTTTTAGGCGTCTTGATCTGACATCTTTTGGCTGCATGCCCGCACAACTGAGACATTTATGATGATGTGATGCATAACGTATTTTACCAGAAACTTCATCATAACTTACCATGTTCTTCTTGATAGTGCTACTTGTACACTTGTCAAAAGTCACAGTTCTGCGGTTGAAAATTGGCTGACCAAGAACAGGAACCTTGTTCCAGATACGAACATTGATGTGCATAACGTGTCTTGTTGATCGTTGAATGTCATCCATTGGTGTTATCTGTTAATATATAGCAGTATATATCCGTTTTTCAATCCCAATCCATTTGTTGAACCCAGTCTTGATAGGCGAGCCAGTCCTCGTAATCTTGATCCCAGTCATCTTGAGTATTATCAATTGGATCCATGGTATAGAAATATAGTTCAGTTTAAGAATCCGTTTCCAATGGCTTTCCTTGAAAACGGATTAAAGGTTGTATTATCTAGACATCTACCATCAGTCAATCAAGATGCTTAACACAATGTTCAACCCATCCAATGAGAATGCCAATGTCAAGAAGCTTATGCGTCACATGCTTCAGAGGATGGACTTTGAGAAGTATCAAAAGTTCCTTCAAACTGCGAGTCAGTACCCTGATCGCGACCACAAGTTTGTGGTGTTTGATTATGTAGAGTCTCCGTCGAATGTGCTGATAAGTCGTTCTGAGCGTATTCCGGGCAGCAGAATGTCGATCCACAGCATTATTCAGACTTCGGACTTTGACGAGAGTATGTCTCACATATTCGGAAGGTCGGATCGTATCTCCTGGTATACTCGTCGCAAGATTGATCATACTAAGCCGTTTAAGGATCAGCAGACTGATACTCGCCAGCTGGTGGTGATTAACAGGCGAGAGGTAGTAGATGAGGAGGACTATTCTGATATGCCACCGCTAATTCCTAGTAGGAATAATTCTATTCCAGTTCTGAATCCAGAGGATTACGTTCTCCCATCTCCAGTCTCACACGTACCATCATATACATATATGGCTGGACTAAACCAAACTATGTGGTCTCCAATTAATTTCAATAATGTCGCGACTACATCAAATATGATTGGGTAGAAATTAATCTAAGATTAATCCATGAAGAAAGTTTTCTGCGGGACATTGATATCTCATGCAAAACATGAAATAAAAAATATAGAGCCTCTGCTTATCAGAGCTCATAATGGTTTTTTATTTGAGAAATCAGTTGACGAGGCTATTAGACAACTAAAGGAAATTCA